GGAACAGCTCCTCGTCTTTCTTTATCTTTCTTTAAAGCATCTAAACCTTTTTGTGTAATGCTTAATTCTGCTTCATTAGTGGGTGCACCATAACCCATACCTGTTTTCTTTGAGACTTTATACTTCGCTGGTTTTCCAGGATCTGTCGGACGAGCTCCTGCTGGTATACTAGCATCAGCAGACCACACTTTATGTTTTAATGGTTTAAATTTTTGAGAAGGTTGACCTTCATCTATCTCTACATCTTCATATGCCTTGAACATCCTGTTCGCATCTAGAGTTTCAAAATCTCGATCTTGTCCCGGAGTCAAATTTTTAAACTTGCGAGCTTTAAATAATTCTTTCTTGATATTTTTCTTTTTCATTTTTCTTTCAAGTCCTCTAGTGCTACAAAGATTTCTTCTTTAGATTTCTGATGCACTACCTTAAAAATATTCTGTCCCATAATCTCACCTGTCGGTGGAGTATCTGCAAAGGCTACGATGATGTTTCCTTTCTTTCCTTTGATTTCCCCTTTGTTACCAGCAAAAACATCTTGAGTTAATCTATAAGTTCCTTTAGGTAAGATTTTACTTTCTTCTCCTGATACTTCTTCTGCTAGTTCTTCCTCTGAAATGTATTCGTTATCTACTAACCAACCTTTAAATGCTCGTTCTATAGTATCTTCTTCTTCCACTTGATCAGCAAAATGCTGCTTTAAAAGATACAAAGCTGTGGCATACGTTCCTATTTTTGTTTTGACTCCAGGAATTTTATGTAAGATTCTTTTTAGATTGAAGATGAGCCTGTGTAGTAAAGTAAAAGATTTTTTCTCCTCTGGAGTTTCAAGTTCTTTCGCCTTTTTTAATAATTTTCCATCCTTATCGATGATACCTAACTTAAAAGCTTCTTGATCTTCCCATGGAGTAGTGAGTATGCGGAGGAAACGATAGGCCACGAACAAATCAATTGCCTGACCTTCTATTAAATTCTGTCTAATTTGCTCCATACTGTTTCATCCATTGGTATATCTTTCATGTCTGTTTCATATATCATGTTTAACTTTTTCATAAACGATTTAAGTGCAGGCCAATACTCTTTATCTATCTTATATAATAACAAAGTACTAGATGCATCTATACCAAACACATTTGTCAAGATAATAATATGGTTCAGTATCAACCGCTCTTTCAAAATACCCGTTTCATAATACTTTTTAAAGAGTCTTTTTAGATATTTAAACCTCTTTATATCTTCGTAGAACTCTTCCTCACCATCCGCTTGCGGGTTATCATAGTGCCTCATCGCAAACATCGTCCAGTTTGCAGGCGTAATTTTTTCAAACATTATATAAAATTAAACTATCTTAGCATATACCTTAAAACTGCCAGTCCTACCCACTGGTTCAGATTCTATTTGTAGGTTTAATCCTCCCTCTTTTCTATTACTAATTCCATCATCATTAACAAATTCATCAAAATCTACTTCGCCGTCTTTTCCAAAACGGCCGCCCCATTGTGACAGAGGTACTGTTACTTTTCCACTTCCCTCTGGTAATTCTACTTTAGGAAACTGTAACCCAATCCTCAATAAGAAATTTCTTAATTGACCAACAGCATTTTCTGGAATTAAATATTCTCTATCTGCAATTGAACCAACAAATGCATTGACTCTCGCCAACACTTCTGGATTTGTAATATCATAAGTATCACTACCATCAACACTAACATAAGTTTGATTAGCAATACCCATTGCTCCAGTCTCTGCTAGATATTCTTTAAAATTTTTCATTTTGTTTTTCTTCCTGTAACCTTTTTAACAACCTGTTCATCAGTTAAAGGTCTATCATCTTCTGTGACAGTTACAGTAACTTTAGGTTCTTCTGGTTGAACTTCTTCGGATGCCGCCGGTTCAACTGCAGCTGCATACTCACCTTTTGGCTCAGGAGCTGGAATACTGCTTCCCCCCACATAAGGAACCCCGCCTGCACCATATCGAACTTCTTCATTCATTTGTTTTTTCCTCCTCATTTAACATTTCTAAAAACATATTACACTGTTGGAGAGCCCCCTGTACTGCAAACAAATTAGCTTGCAATTGTCTCTGTTGCTCTCCAACTTGTGTAATACTTTGTTCTAATTTTTCAATGTCACCCTGTAGTGTCTCTTTTCTTTCTTCAATCACTTTTGCTTCAATCATAATATAATTGCTCCTTTATTAAGCTATTGTCACACCATACTCACCCACAATAGACCAACCATTGGATGAATCTACAAATAATAACGTACACGAATCACCATCTGAATTAAATGCTATTGTTGTCCAACCATTCAATGTAGTCGGTGTTAAAGTGGCCACGCCGCCATAAGAAATCATAGTAATGAATTTCAATTGACCGGGTAACCCATCTATCAATGTGAGTGCATCTGTACCAGAACTAGCAATAGTTGTAATTGCTGTTGTAATATTGACTGCTCCCGCTGTCGTTATAGCTTGAGCTGCCTGTGCAAACCCAAGAGGAGATGGAAGGTATCGAGTAAAATCCTGTACCGCCATCTTCTTATTTGTTGGTGTACCCGTTGGATCGTCAATGACCATCCATACATCAGATGCAGCTATACCTGTACCTATACTTGTTAATGCTGTTACTTTTTTATCAGCCATTTTTTTCTCCTATATAAACCCTTTCGGGAATTCTACTCCAGGCACACACGCAGCGTCCTGGATCAAGTTAAATTTTTATTACGCTACTGTAAGTATACTACCAGCTGCTGTACCAAGAGCTACTACGTTTGTAATTGTAGCTACTTCATCATCTGAAACTGCCAAGATCGTACCACCAGCCAGGGCCATAACATTGGCTGCCAAGTATAATAGATCATCTGCATTATGTGTTGCTGAGGCAGCAGCAACCACCAAACTAAAAGTCAACTCCTCAGTAGTAGTACCTGAAGCATAAACTAGTACATCTGGTCCGCGGCCCGAACCGGAGCCTGCGTTGTCGTTAGTAACTGATATTGTTGGACTGCCTGTAACTTTTACAGCCTGACTAAAATGTGCTACAATTGTAAGAGTACCACCAGCTGATTTATCAAGTTCATCGCCCACAGGTGATGTCCAAGTAAAACCAGAAACTACTGGTGTTAGTCTTGCCGCTAAATTACGAATCGCTACTAGTACTTCAGGTGTAGCATTGGGATTATCATTCCCAGAATATTGATATGAATCTGAATCTTGTACCCGCACCCAGCCACCACCTGTAGCTATAACATTTTTCTTTTGTGCTACCGTACTGGGCCTTGCCCCTGTGGTATACGGCTTATGTGCGCTTGTTGGATCTGACATTATTATTTCCTCTCTCTTTTCGGTTTATAACATCACCTACTCGGCATAATATAATTGTTATTCTTTTATTATTTATAATAGTTTACTTTGCTGCATTAAGAGCTTCGATATATTTACGCAATTCTCGAGCATTAACGTGACGATATGAAGTAGATGCTCGATGTAAAGCATCTCCAGGTTTGTCTCCACGTTGACGAAACCTACGATACATTTTTAATGCTTCTTTATATTCATTCTGAAAAATCTTCTTGCCTGTTGCAATTTTAAGTGCATCTAAAAGAGAAGCTTCTTCTAAATCTTCAGTCCACTCACTAAAACTCTTAACTCTCATATTCTTTTGAACATCTTTAAACAACTTCTTACCGTCTCTAAAACTAAGAGGAAGACCTTGTTTAAAGGAGTCATAATCATTATTCTGTGCAGCTTTTCTCATCTTTGATGCAGACATACCAGACACACCTTCTGCATCTGGATCCCGTTCTCCTGCACTCTTTACTTTGATTGTCTTAAATTCATAGAATCCATGTCGAGCTTCTTTACCATTGTAATCATCCAATAGTTTTTTAAACTCTCTCACTCGATCTGATCCTACAACCATAGTAAGATTTTTAAAACCTTCGTCGTGGAGTTTGACTGCTACATCTATTGCAGTCCTGACGGTATCTGATTTGATTTTTCTAGAATGTGTGGGAAACATTCTTTTCATATACTTGACTTTAGTTTTATAGTCAAGAGGATTCTTATTCGCATCTTGAGAATGAGATGCATAGACACGATAATTTCTACCAATCTTCTTGGTAGCATCCATCAATTTCTCATGCCCTGTTGTTGGAGGATTGAACCTTCCAAATGTAAAGGTCACATCGTCACCACGTGCCTCTACTAATTTCAAATTTGGTTTCATTCTGTGTTGTGTTTTATTAATAATGTATGTAATTCGCTCATCATCACTTTTATCTCTACTACATCTTCAGCTATAGCTCTCTGTCGTACTTCAATAACAGCAATCTCTTTTTCATTCTCAGTTATCTGTACAATAGCACTTGCATTTTGATCGACCTGATGATCAGTACCGGATGCCCACCACACCGCAGCCGATGCTTGAGCTACTACAAAAATCCATACTGCGGGAATTGACCATCCGTTCATCATGTTAAAGTCCTTTGTTTTTTATTGTTATCCTTTAACCCAGTTCTTATCGACTGTGAAATTAGCTTTACTAAATTCTAATCTGTCTACTAGTTTGAGTACCTTACCGACATGATCTATCGCAACAAAACCCTCTGGGGCTGTTACTCTATATCCATCCGGTGTTCTCAAAAATGTTCCTATATTTTCTGCCTGTTCTAATTTTCTTATCACCATCGTCTTTGCTGTCTGAAATGTAATGTATGTTGCAATGACATAATACAATGATGTACTATTATCTCTCAATTCTTTTAATCCATTCTTCTTTACTGCGTTCCATTTTTTCTTAGCAGTTGGTGTCCTAACCGAATCTACTTTTTTCTGTAACACCGCATCGTAATACTTATCAAATCTGGCGAGTACATTTTTTGTATCTCTGATTTGTTCTCCACCTCGGACATATGTGTTAATAAATATCTTCAGTTGTGTACTAACTGAAAGATCATTTCTATTTTTATTAAGTACTCGTAGATAAGGTGTAGCTTTCTGGAGTGATCCGTTGGCCATATTTAAAAGATTCTGAAACTTTCTAGTCTCCGCCTTAGTAAATGTAACCTTACCAGATGTATCCTTAAAGGTTGCATCTGTTGACCAAACATTTCTTGTACTATTTAGTGATTTTACATTCGCACCAAACGATGCTGTCATGTCTTCCATGCTTTTTCCACTGTATGTTGTGTGCCAGACCACACCAATCTTCGATCCTTTGATGCGATTCGCAAGTCTTGTTCCATCAGGAACAGCATATGTTATAGTGTTTGGTGTAAAAACTACTTGTGTTTCTCCATCAATAGTTGCAGATTTTAAATCACCTGGTATATATAACAAGTCTCCTTGCCATACACCTGGGATACCTAAAGGTGGAAGATATTTCAATGCAGCTTTAAGTGGAGCATTAGGTCCTGTAGGATGGTTCCTATCTATGTCTGCATTGGTATAATTGATCTTCGGTTCCTTATTGAAGATAGCCTTTGAGCCCACAAAGAACTTACCGTTCTCAGGATTCGTACCTGCAAAGACAGCAGGTCTACCATCCCATTTGACTGTAACGTTCATCGAACTTCGTGTGTTACTCTGTAACATAGTCATCAGAGAACCGAGAAACCGCAATGCATTCTTTGCACCAGCAAGTCCGTTATTTAGAATATCATCCTCAAGATGCTCGAGGTGAGTATTCTTATCTTCTGTTAAAAATTGGAGAAAGTTTTGCATAGTATTATTATAACATATTCTATAAATTAAAGCAACTTTTATCTTCCAGCCCAGTTTCTTGTCATTGCACTGCCTTCTATCTTTGTGCTAAAACTTGAACCTGATTGTGTTTGAACTTCAAAAACCATCCATATTGGTTTGGGTAAAGGCTTCTCTGCTACAAAACTACTGACCAAATAAAACTTAACTACATTATAAGGTTCTATACCCCCAGACTTATTAATTTTAATAACAAGAACAGGAAAGTCATCTGCCTTCTTACCCCACTTATTCAAACTTTTCTGCTGTACTTTTTGATAATCTACTCTAGTACCTAAAACTTTTTTCTCTCCTTTCTCTCCACCATAAACTATTACCAATGGAAGTGCAGTATTTCCAAATTTAACTTCAGCCTCAATAGTTGCAGAGAAAGCATACAGTGCTTCACTTAAATTATTATACTTACTCATTCCACTCTCTACACTCTTTAACATTGCCCAAATAGCTACATTGGCTGAGTAATTCATTCCTATTTTAAAGACAGCTTGTAAGTCTGCTCTACTCGCTAGAGTTCCTTCTTTCTGTTTAAGAATATTTCCAATTTGTTTCTTAACTACTCTAGTTTCTATTACACCTGCTTGTTGAGTGGGTGCAAATCTTATAGGGGGTTGACTTCTATCTGTTACAGCATAATTAGAATTTAATTTTTGCATCAATCTAATATTAGTATCATGCAATTTATTAAGTTTATTTTTATCTAAAATATCCTTCTGTATAAATTTAAAATCTTCTATCATTCCTGTAGTAAGTTTAACGTCAGCCAACTCCGTTAAATACCCTTCCGTTAAATACCCTTCCGTTAAATACTCTTCCTTTAAACCTCCCCCCATTACTAAAATATTATTAATAGCTTTAAATCCCTTGTCTCGTTTTGTAAATCGAGTGGCTATTTTATTAGCCCTACTACCTAATCTAATAGCTATTCGAGGAAACCTTTTCTTTATCCATGAAATGAAAGGACCTATTCCTAGAGATACTATAAATTTAAATTTATCTAAAGCATCTCTTATCCATCCTTCATCTAGTTCTACTCCTTCTTGCTTGGAATACTCTTTCTTTGCTACATCTGCGGTAGAAGGTCTAGCTATTCCACCCCCTACATAATTTTTATTAAAGAAAGTAGTAGCACGTCCTATTCTAGCTCCACCACCTGCTGCTTTTTTCAATGAAACTTGATAGTAGATAATAACAGGTCTGCCTTTCTCATTTAATAAAGTAACTTTACCTGTTTGATTATCAGTAACCAACCTGCTCAATTGAGTTGTATCAGGTAACTTACTAATTTCTTTTAAAGTTGACATCAATAACGAGGGATCTCCCTTCTCTATAAAAACTGTGTCAGCCGTATTTGCTTTTCCTGCAGCCGTTACTTGAAAAGTAGATGGAGCCGCACTATAATAAGCATTAATATTTTGATGTATGAACTGTTTAAATTTTCCGGGTCTAACTTCTAGTATGGGTTTTCCTACAAGCACTAACCAATTTAATAAAGCATCTAATCCATTAGGATGATTCTGAAGAAATTTAGCAATCCATTTCTTTGCATCTTTAGAAAATTCAGAATGAGCCATTGCGGCATCCAGTTTACTCTCACTTAAACTTTTACCTTCCAAGGCAACAATGGTAGCCGCAGATTCAAATACCTGTGTAGCTAAAGTTTCTGTTTCAGCAGATACAAGCTTATCTATATTTAATTCTTTTTCATCTACTTCTTTAGAAACAGCTTCGTTGAATAAATTTAAAGACTTCATAACAATATTTATCTATATAATAATCTTATCATTCTATAAATATATACATGGAATTAAAACCACAACAGTTTGGATTAGCTGGAAAAGAATATACTTATCGAGCCTATATTAAGGCTGTTAAAATAGGAATCTCTACTAAAATCGAAGGTAAAGATTTACAAGAATATCTTTTAGCTTTACTAAATTATACAACTGGTACTATTTCTAAAGCAAGTATGGAAGAAATAGCTACAATATATTCATCTTCTCCTCAAGTAAAATCTCAAGAAAAAAATATTAAAAAATATTACGGAGAAGTATTAGGACCCATTTGGACTATTAAAAATAATTCATTTGGTGATATTCCTAATAAATGGAAAGCAAAAATCTTCCATCCCACAGCAGAAAATGAACCCCTCACTGACTACGAGGTAAGATATCCGAGACAAAATAAACCAGGTTTAAAGGCTAGACAACTCCAAAGTAATAAAAGTAAAAATACAACTGCTAAAAAATTAGTCAATGATATGTTAGCCAGCAATAGAATATCAGCAAAATCTGGCACTACTACCAACACAGTAAAGTCTCAAGACATAATTTCTTTAATAGTACAACGTAAAGATATACATAAATTTTGGAAAGGTTCTAAACAATGGGGGGTATTAGAAATACTAGCAGATAACAATACAGCAGTTGGTCCTCTCAAAGCAGCTAAATATTTAAATGAACAAGGAGAACTGCCGGGATATTTCCAACTTCCCATTGCAGATAAACTAATAAATCTTTTTGAGGGTAGAACTGCAAAGGAAGTTTTAGCAAAGAAAATTGATGATGTATTAACTTCAACTCAAGTACAAGACTTGAAACCTATCATACAACATAATGCTACTCTCTCTAGTCGTTATCTTACAAATGGTGGAGTTATTACTACCTTTAAAAATGAACCTTTAATTGTAGGATACATCTGTGTAGCTATTGAATATCGAATTCAAGACCTTTCCAAAGATAAACATGGATTATTATTTTATGAACTCTTTAGTGATGCAGTTTCAGGTCTCATAAATTATGTAACTTTTGATCTCACTAAAAATTTTATGCCTAAATGGGGTGGGATGGGTACTCCGGAATTAGAAAATGTTGATGGTTATATGCGAGCTAAAAATACTCTAAGTACTCGTTTAACCAGACGTGGAATGCCTGATGCTTTAGGATTCCAACCCAATTTTCATTAGACTTTAAAATCCGCAAACCTCTCTTCCATTGTAGACGATTGTTCTTCCTCAACATCGTCTTGCCCAGTATCTACCAAGTCAGTCTGAGCCTTCTGCGACACATCATACAACCTCATCTTAGTTCTGTCAACACCTATAATGAATCTCTTATTAGTCGTGAGATCATTATAACGATTCTTTAATTGCTTTACAAGTATCTGATTAAGTTCTTCCAATTCCTCAGTAGAAATCAAAGCAAACATTAAATCAGCTGTGGCTGGTAATCCAAATGACTCTGAAGTATCTTCCAGTCCTATATCTGTAGAAACAAATCCTTGTCGGGTCGTCTGTGTTGCAGACACGATTGGAACATTCAACTCCACAGCCAGACCCCTCATCTCCTCTGCAATCCCTTTGATGTAGGTATACGAATTTACATTACTGCCATACTTGAATCGACTAGATGCACAGATGTTTATATAATCAATGAAGATGATGTCTGGACGAAACTGTTTCTTCAACAACAACTCATTGTGCAATGCTCGAAAGTGTCCACAGTGAGCAGATGCTGTCGGATACTCTTTAATAATAAATCTACCCTCAGTCTTTTTTTGCAACTTCTCCATTCGACTGTCGAACATTCTACGAGGAAGATCATGCAAGTCTTCCATAGATATGTTCATCAAGTTTGCATCAATACGTTCTGCAATCTTTTTCTCTGCCATCTCTAATGAGATATACAATACATTCTTATTCTGAAGCAATGCAGATGCAGCCACATGACACATGAACAATGATTTACCTACACCTGTACCTGCCAAACATACATTCAACGTCTTGGGAGGTAATCCACCTTTGGTTATCTTATTAAAGAAATCTAAATCAAACGGAATCTTATCTTCGACTTCATGATAATAATCAAATCGTTCCTCAGCTTGTTCCATATAATCATGGCCGACATTAGAATCAAAAGATACTGCAAGAGCATCAGACAGAATAGATGGGATAGCTTCTGGTGTCTGATCTTTAGACTTCCCATCAATGATATGAATACCATCAAGTATGGCATTATAGATTGCCTTGTCTTTGCAAAACTTTTCTGTCTCGTCTAACAACCACTGTTCATCTACTTTAGAAAATGAAACAAAACGAGTAGAGAGATATTCCTGTACTGTTTTATGTTGATCTTCCGTCTGTGAAATTTTCTGAATGTCTATAGTCAGTGCTTCAATATTTGGAACTGACTTATACTTCTCCACATACTGATTGACTCCTTGAAAGATTGTCTTTTCTGTGAAGTCTTGAAAATAATCAGCCTTCAGAAAAGGTATAACTTTACGAGTATACTCCTCATTGTGAATGAGGTTATTCAGTATCGTCGTTTCTATTCTCTGTGTTAAATTTAAGTCGGTCATTTTCTAAACTTTCATCTATTATATTTACTAAGATATCTCCAGCCATAGCTGCAAATTCACCTGTATCCAAATCCTCATCTGTTGGATTATGCACTACTTTATATTCAAAAGACAAGGGCAACTGTTCTGCTTCTTCTAAATTTACAAGCTCGCCATCGTCACCATACATGGGAAGCTTAACATTGTTGTATGTCCATACCACCCCCGCAAACTTACCCTCAGCGACTCTATAACCCTGCTCATCCGTTTCTTTGTGTGTGACGTAGTGGTAACTAGGGTGTTTAGCCATAATGACAATACGAATGTAGGAGATATTTCTTACCCGATACAGATTTTCTTCCTGCATGATACCACGGCCACATGGGTGGGAACATCAACAATCGTCCTCGTTTGGGAGTTACTTTGTAGGGAAGATAAGTACCTTCTTTATTTAAATTAATAAACTCTGTCTCTCCACCTTCTTCAACATCATTGAGATAGATAAAGAAAGCTAAAAATCTACGAGAAGTCTCATAGGTCATCACATCTACATGAGGATCAAATCTATCGTAGTCATTGGGTAGATATCTTTTAATTCTAATAGCTTCATAGCCATATTCTTCTGGCCACATCATTTTAAACACTTTACAATCTATTTTGTAAAGCATAATATAATGTTGAAACACCTGCAACATAGAATCCTGAAAGGGTTTCCAATCATCATGGTTTAATAATGTAAGCTGTTTAAATGCAATAGCATTGTCACCGTCATCTACATTAACATTTTCTAAAAGATCCTTCGACTTCTCAAACTTATCTATGAGATTTTGACAAGAATCATTATCTAAAACGTCATCATAAATTTTAATATAATTATCCATACTTGAATTTTTTATATACTGCCAACTCTAACTTGACCATTACTTCTTCTGTAAAATAAGTTTCTGGATCATTGTTGATCGTCTTACCAAATTGTTTTGTTCCGTCAGGCAATTCTATACGAGTCGATACTGCTTTAAATATACCAGCTTCTATTGCCAACTCTAACAGACCATAGTATCTATCAAGACCTTTAGTATATGATAGTCTAACGTCCACCATTTGATTTTCTTTTGTAAGTCGTGACTTGTATGTCTTACAATGGATGATGTTACCTATCACCTCTGTGCCATCTTTCTCTTTCTTCTTGGAAAGGTAAATGATTTGAGATGCAGCATACTTGAGTCCAGAACCACCACCCATTTCTTTCTGTGGGAACATAGAACCAATCACATCATAAGTGTGGTTGGTCAATATCAATGGTATTCCTAGTTTACCTAACTTCAATGTAAGAACTCTAAAGGTTGCCTTGACAATTTGAGCTCTCGTCATGTCTCTGGTTTCTTTACCTGATTCAGTATCTTCTATTTCTTTCGTTGTAGATAACATTCCCAGACTATCCAAACAAATCACTAATGGTTTTCTTTCTTCATCATTTTGATATGCTTCTAATACTGCTAACA